TTTACCTATTTTAATTATACAATCCATGCATACATTATGAATAGATTTTGATTCATCACAATTTACACATAATGAGTCATTTGATAGTTCAATAGGGGTTAATTGTTTTTCTATCATTTGTTAACTCCTCCGTAGGTTTCGTTATAGTATTCCAAACTCATTTTATCCGATACTTTATCAAATTGTCCATCTCCTTTTTTCCATGCTCGTATTATCTCCTCCTTGTGCATCGCTTTGGCTTGTTCCAAAAGCATTTCGTGTTTGTATTTCACTTGGTATGTTGTTCGATTAACAATTATGATTCGATGTTCAATTAGTTGGTCAAGAAACCATTGAACCGCAGTTTGTTGTTTATTGTTTGTCATTGCTTCTTCTTGCGTTTAGGCTTGTGTTCATCGTCTGCTAGTTGTGCTTGTTCGATTGCTCTTTGTTTGTCACGCCACTCTGCTTGCTCTTTAATTGAGTCAAGTTTTTGATGTGCAAAGATAAGAAGTGAAAAGTATGCTTCTACAAAACAAGTAGAGCAAGACGGCATACCACGACCATAGATTGATTGATACACGATACGCAGTCTGTGTGCTTGCTCAGGATTTAAACTCAACACTTGAGTCTTCTTGTAGTTCTCGTACAAAGGCTCTAACGAGATGACAAATTCTATATCTTCAAAGTTCATATTTTAGTCTCTAAGAGTGCTACGATAATAGTTGAGATTGATGCGTACAAGATGCCAATGAGTCCGTATTGAATGATGAAGTAAGCGATGCCTATCCACCATGACATACAAAATGCGCAGTCTAGAGGCTTCATGCGTTGCCAATTATACGGATTTGGTCCGTACTTAAGAGTCTTGATTAAGTCTGCAGGTTTGCCAAAGTTGACAAGTATGATAGACAGACAAGCGATGCCTAAAATTTCTATGTGTATCATTTGAATTTTTCTTTGATGTATAACTCAGCAAGAATCTCTGCTTTTGTAGAGTGTGCGTCTATTGCGCTCTCATAGCCATCAATAAATGCTTTCTTGATTAGTTTATCTTCTTCTTCAATATACTCTTGAAGATTCTCTTGAATGCCGAGTAAGATTTTAGCAGTCTTCTCATCGACTAGTGGTTGCAAATTCGTCAAGTAAGCGTCAACGAATTGCATTGGGGTTTGTTTTCTCATATCTATTTATTATTTGTTCTTTCATTAATTTAATCACACGCAAGACTTCACGAACTGAGATGCTAGTCTTGCGATGTATTGCACGAGCAGAATTGCCATCGAGCCACATCTTGAACAACTCTCTCTCATACCAATGTGATTCTTCGATTGTGATGTCATATGACTTTATCTTCTTGAGTTCGTCTTGATAGTTCTCTTCGTCTACTAGATGGTCTTCGACACCACTCGTGATGTGCAACTCATAGACATCGTATTGGTCGTATATGCGATTTGCTTGAAAAGGGTGCCTGTTACCATGTATCGCTGTGTGTAGTACTTTGATTGCCCACCATTGAAGATAACCATCTTTGTGTAACTTCTCGACATATGCGTCATCCTTTTCGAGTATAAGCAAGAAGAAGTATTGATATAGTTCACGAGCGAGTTCTTTATTTTTTGAGATGCGAAGACAAGTGTCAAATACCCATGCTTGAGTTGTCAAGTTTTGAATGATTTGATTCTTGTTCACTTTTCAAATATAGATAAATAATTTTCAAATACAAATTATTTTTTCTCAATTAGAACAAACCATCCGTCTTTCTCATATTTCTTCTTGACTTTGAGCGCTTCTTCTTCTGTGTTCAACAAGTGTATAGAATGAATCACCTTTTTCGTACAAGTAACTACCCAATAAGTCCATCGTGAGTGCATATCGTTGCTTTGTTATTTTATCAAATTCTATCAAGTCGCTTGCTTTTCTGACTGCGTTGATGATTGTAGAGTGGTCTCTCATCAAGATTCTACCAATATCTACGAGTGACATTTGCAAATGCTTTCTACATAAATAGCAAAACATATGTCTTGCAAAAACTAAGTCTTGTTTACGATTCTGAGATTGTATTTCATCAGGCGTCATGTTGAACACTTGACAAACTGCTCTCATCACATCGTTCCATGTTTGCTCGTTCTTAGTGATGTCTAGTCTAGGTTGTACTATCTCTTCTTTTAAGCGCTTTATTTCTAGAGCGTGCTTGATGTTGATTTCGTATATGACAAGTTTGAGACGCTTGTTCTCTTGCTTCATATTGTGTTGCTCTTGATATGTCATGCGAATAGTGATATTTGTCTTTGTGAATAATCTTTGTATGCGTCGGCTGAAAATGTGATAATAGATGTATCTAAAGTTGATGTCTCTCCAATATACTTGTATGACTTAGTGATTGATTCTTTGCGCAATTTCAATCCATTGTCTTTACCATCAGCAATTAATTTTTCATTAGTCTTTTTGATTTGTTCAATGTTATTGTTTTCGGTTACAAGTTTCCAATTTGTTTCATTGCGAGTCATGCCCATGAAAAGAGATGGGTTTGAAGTTTTTATATAAAGAGTTTTACTTATTGCTTTATACATTGCACCAATATAGTTTAGCAATTTAATTCCAAATCCTAGACCTTGATAATCGGGCAAGACTACTAGTCTACTAACACGAAAAGCATTTTGTATCGTTCCACTTGGCAAAGGTAAAATCGCAATGAATGAAGTCGGTTTGTCATTCCATGTCAAAGCAAAACACTTCGAGGCTTTGTTCAAGTCTTGTGTCAAATAGTGATGTTGTTTGAATATACGCCAAGTTTCATATCGACATCGAAATATCTGAAACTCAATTTTTGGTCTTGATTGCCGAAGATAGTCATGTCTCTCGACACGCCCCTTCAGTGGTGAATAAGTCCAATCAGGCAACAACCACTCCATGATGTCAAAGTGACAACTTGCAAGAATGATTCGCTTATTGTGTTTGCGAATAAATTTTTGTAAAGCAAACGACATTGCCTTTGCAACATCTCTATCAACTACGCTGGTATACTCGTCAACAAGAATGACTTCACCTTCTTTTGCGCTACCAATTAGATAAGCAAGAGTCGCTCTATATTGCTCACCATTTGATAGAGTTCTAAAAGGTCGTAACCAAGTTGGAACACTAGACAAACCTATTGCACTCAAAAGCAAACAAGCGTCACTAGGTTCAATCCAATCAAAGTTTGATATCAATGACTTGTTCTCATCAAATTGAATCTCTCTAATCGTTCCAAAATGCTTCAAGAGTGTTGACTTACCTGTGCCACTACCTCCGTAGATGACACCAATGTTCCATTCAAAGTTTTTACACTCTGCAAAATTAATGGGTATTTCTACCGATGTTTTCTTTGAGTCTTGAATATCGAATGAGTCACACACATATCTAGTGTATTCGTCTTCGATAATTTCACTCGTTAGTTTTATTGTTTTCATATTTTCTGTTTGTATTCTGTTCTTTCGCCTATGAATTGCGTGTTGATTGTAACGCTTTCGCCATGTCTATTTTTTGCTATGATTAACTCGCTATCTTCTATTGGTGGTTTTTCACCTTGCTCGTAGTAAGCAGGTCTAAAAGGAAACATGATGACATCTGCGTCTTGTTCGACACTACCTGACTCACGAATGTCTGAAAGCATTGGTCGCTTGTCTGCTCTCTCTTCGCACTTACGACTTAACTGCGCAAGAACAATGACGGTGATTTGCAACTCTTTCGCTAGAAGTTTAAGCGTTCTAGATATCTCTGCAATCTCTTGCTCTCTATTTTGTTTCGTGCCTTTAACAAGTTGTAAGTAGTCGATGACTAGAAGTTCTAGACCATGACGAGACTTGTGAATCTTTGCTTTCGATTTGATTTGTTGAATTGTGCAATCTGCATCGTCATCTATAAAGAACTGAGTCGTTTGATTGTTCGCTATATCACAGAGATAGGTGATTTCATGTTCTTTCAGTGAGCCGTTTCTAATCTTCCAACTTGCTATGTCACCTATCAAAGAAATATATCGCTTTGCTAGTTGTTCGTTTGACATCTCTAGTGACAATAGTAACGCTTTACCACCTACTTCTGCAAATGCTTTTGTCAAAGTAAGTGCAAGAGCAGTCTTACCCATACCCGGTCGACCCGCAAGAACAATTAAGTCACCTCGATTGTAACCGCCTAAGATTCTGTCAAGCGATGACCAACCTGTTTGTCGACCTGTTATCTTGTCACCTCGTTGAATGCCTTCGATAATAGTGTCAACTACTTCGTTTGTGACTTTGATAATTGATTTTGGGTCTTTAGCGCTACTCGTTTGACTTTCATCTATCAAGAGTTGTGTGTACGAGATTAAGTCGCTTAGAGACGAAGTTGTATTGATTGCTAGAATCTTATCTATAAACTTCTTTTGTAGATAGTTTGCTTCTAGTTCGTAGAGATAGCGTTGTACATTAGGTGTGCCATAGACATTTTGTTGTAACTGAATGACACGAATTATTTCTTTCTTTTCAAACTTGCGACTTAGAGTGACAACATCGATAGGCTCGTTGTCATAATATAACTGAGTCAATACATCAATCACTTTTTTGTTAAAGTCATCTGTGAACCACTCTTTCTTCATCTTTGGTAGTAGCGCTCTCTCAGAGTCGAACCAAAGTAATTGTGAAACTATGTACTCTTCATTATTCATAATTGCTAGGGTTGTATGCTTTTGGTTTGTTGTACACTACTTGTGCTTGTTTTAAGTGATTAGGCTTCCATGTGCGAACGGCTGACTTCCAATCTTTCATTTTGTTTTTACCTATTAACCATCCTTTAGATTCATAGAAGTCAAAGAATTTGTTTGATACATCTAGCATATCTTGAGAAAGCATATAATCTCTCAACTCGTCAAGAGTTGGTTTGACGAATGTCACTTTCTTATTTATATCTTTATCTTTATCATTATCAGTATCATTAACACTATCGGCATTTTTCGTATCGTCTCGTATGCGGTCGTATGCGCTCGCATCCCATCGCTTCTTTGCATTATCCGAATTGCGCTTTCGTATGTCTTCGTACTTTACTAAGTCTCTCTTTAATTGTTGTTTGATAGGCTCAAATGCAATCTTCGTGATGACACTATCACTGATAGGGTTTTTGTCATTGACATATTGAAGAATGTGTTTGAACAAACTACCTGCTTGTTCGTCTGTAAGTTGCTCTACTACATGAATCAAATCGCAATAGAGTAAGAATGATTTTTTGTCTTGTGCCATAAATAAAAAAGCCCTTTCAAATTGTGGTAGTAGAAGTACTCACAACTCAAAAGGGCAAAAGGATTTAACTTTCGGTATCTTCTACATACCAGTTAACGATTCAAATATAGTATTTTGTAACTATATCACAAAGTTATTTTTTTGTTTCTATCGTATATCTACCATAACCCTCTGTCTCATCGCAGACGATATCCATGCCTTCACGATGTCGTAGAACATGAACGAGAGCGGCTAGTCGAAACGAGCCATAGAGATTTAATGCGTCAATCGGTGTGATAGAGCGACCACTCATCAAGTGTGTCTTCACTTTCTTTAGTTGTGATTCTTTTTTCATATTTGTTTATTTTAAAATTGTTTCTTCGACTTTTACAAACTCTTCAAAGTTGTCACCAATTACACGAAACGATGTGTAGTTCATTGACTTAAACTCTGTATACACTTTCACAGGCATTGAGTATGCTTCTTCTAGAGCGTCTCTAATCAACTCAGTAGTAGGCTCGTAGTCGAACGCACATATCAAGTCATTATCTTCGTTTATAAGCACATAAGCACGATTGTTCAAACGAGTAGCAAAATACTCAGCGTGTTTGTAAGTTGAGAATCTAGCAATCAACTCTGTGTCTTCATAGACACGATACTCAATGACGCCGTTTACAGATGCTTGATTAATTGTGACCATTGCCTTTGTACATTCTATGCTTTAAAAGATTCTGTGAAAATGCGTCAAAGTCTTGAATTGCGTTGTCACGCTCAAACTCATAAGGCTTTGCTTCTTGAGTGTTGTCTTCTCTGTCAATAATGTAGAAGAAGAACTTTGTCAATCCCACTACTACTGCGAGTAGTGAGAATGACCATAGTGCGAAGGTGATAAAAAATTCCATGTTTTTATTTTTTTAGTGGGGCAATTAAGCCCCTTTTGTAAGTATGTAGTCAGTAGGTACTTTCTTTGCGCATTCGCTTCCGATTGGCATAGTCCATGCGTCATCGTATTCGTTGTTGTCGTTTGCAGGGTACATTGCACCTCCCCAAATTGTGTTGATAAAAAACTTAGGTTCTTTAATTCCTTTACCGCAACAAGCACAACTACCATAAAAACTTTCATGATTTGATGAATACTTTTCTTGGTTGTCATTGTACTTTGATTGAGAAATTCTTGGAATGTCAAGGATGTTGTTTGGTTCGTTGTTCATATTTGTTTGTATCATGGTTCAAAAGAACAAAATAGATTTCACATATACAACACACTTAGAAACTTTATTTTCTATTGTCTTTGTTTTTTTACAATTCTATGACATTTGACAACATCTGACCTGCGTAGTGAAGTCGCTCATCAATCAAGTCTTTGACATCCTCTAGTTCGATTGTAGCGATGTGGCGCTTGTGTGATTCAGGCATTCTAGGGTCAAACGAAACGAAGTAGCCAACTTCACACGCAGTCGCTATCATACCCATTTGCATTTGCCAATAGTATTCGGGATGCAACGACTTTAAGTCACTAGCATTCTCTATCGAGAAGTTACGTAGATGAATACCACTATTAAACGGGCACTTCAACTCAACGATGAAGTCAGCGCCTAGAGCGTCAGGTGAATAACCACCAAATTCTCCGTACTCGATAAAGATGTATGTCTCACCTCCGTAGTAAGTAGCAAGAGTAGAGAACGGGTCAAACGCATCATACGCTTGACGCTCGTGTTCATTGCCCCAATCAAGCGCACGACCATAGATTTCTGCTCGTTGATTTGTAAGTATCTCAGCGCCTTTCTCATAGATGAATGTCTTCGCAGTCTCAGAAAGTACCTCGCTTTTGTTGCGAGGTGTTCCCATGAGTTTATAGATTTGAGATGCTGTGAAGCGTTTCTTGCGAAGTTCTTGCCATGTGTCTTCGCTCAAAGAATTGTGAATAGTTGAAGATTCATGTTTCATTTTTCGCCTATTAGAAGTTTTTGATTGACTGCGCTTACTTCATATTTGTTTGTGATGTCAGTCATCAAACCACCTGTCTTCAAGTGTTCTACTGCTTTAGCCCAATTCGAGTGCTTAGGTGTCATCTCTTCGCGTTTAGGTACGCTATTTCTACCCATTGCTTTCTCGCCATCATCATCGTCATCGATGTTAAGGCCTAAGATTGCACCAAGCGCATATCTACGAGCGTATGTGATAGCACTTCCCATCGCTTGAGGGTCGTTCTGTTTTGCGACAGGCATCACATAAGATGACTCAATCCATTCACCGCTATCGCTATGAATTAAGATAGTAGTCAAAGCGTTCTCGTCAGGCATCTGTGAGAATGCAAGATTTGCTTCGCTCAAAGGCTTTTGAATCGTGTCTAAGATGTTCGCTAGTGAAGCGTACTTTGATTTGAAGAATGGGTTTGAAGATTCTTTTGAAACTTTGCCCATCGATGCTTGAAAGTTGCATAAAGCAAGACCAAGATTTTTGATTGATTCTGATTTTTTCATATCTGTTTATTTGTTATTGTTCGATTAAGTCAATGATTTCTTTCGCAGTGCGAAACACTTTTACTGCTGTCGGATGATATACATCACCATTGAGATACTTACGAATAGTAGGTAGAGAAAGACCTGTTCTTTCTTGAATTGATTTCTGTAAGCCGTGATAACGCTTACTCTTGAGTTCGATTTGAATTTTTTCGATGTTAGTCATACTTCACAAAAGTACAACTATTCTTTCAATTCACAAAATAAATTGTAAAATTATTTTATATCTATCGAGAAAATACGATTGCCTAGTTTAGTAGCAAGTTCGTTCGATATGCCGTTGAGAAGTTGCTCGTTCCATACATTGCGTATGAATTTAGTAGGCTTGATGCCTCTTCTTCCGATAGCGTTTGCGATAGCGACTGCCATGTTGTGACGAGTAGTTGCTTCGTTTTGTGTTTTTGATTTTCGTGTTTGAATACCTTTGTCTAGAATCCATTGCTCGATGCTTGCAACAGGAGGGCGCTTGCCTCGTCTACGACCTCCGTCTACAAATAGAGCGTAGTCTTCCATGCCTAAGCGCATCGTCAAAGATGTAGGCGTTCTTGTTGTCTCAAGTGGAATCATAGATTGTCTCAACTTACCACTCGCATTTGAGTCATATGTGAACTTGCCACGCTTCTTAGGTTTGTCTAGTTCCGCTTCTAGTTGCTTGATAACACCATTCCAAAAGCGAGCGATAATTTGATTAAGTTCGCTATCGCCTTGAGTTACGAAAGAGTCAGCGTTGTCGCCTAATGAGTTGACAAATTGTTCTAGATTCATAGTGACTTGAGCATTGCAATCAACTTAGGATGCGGATAGACATCAATCTTGTCTGCTCGAACAGAATTATGAGTATAAACACCATTCTTGCAAGAAAGCGCTCGTTTTGTGACTTGCCATATATCTTCGTTGTAAGTCAAGTCGATTGAGTATTTTTCTTTGAAGTGAGTCAAAAGTTTGTGAACGCTATCAATTTGTTTGTCAGTGTAGTTCTCAAAGTGCGTATAGCCTTTATAAGCGACATCTAGAGTGCATACATCTTTGACTTCTTTGTTCGTGTACGAGTAGAACTTGCCTTTTTTCTCTGTCAAATATCCATAATTTACTATCTCAATACCAATAGATGTTTTGTCGAGATTGATGTATGGTAGACCTTGAAAGTGACTAGACTTTAGACCTAAATGATACGCCCAAAACTTTGAGTCAAAGCCTTGTACAATCGTTCCGTCTTTTGAGATGACTACACAAGTAGCAATGTTCTCAGAATTTGTGTCCCAATATGCAAAAGTTGAAGCGCCATCACCTGCACCTGCTGTGTGATGTAGATATACTTGTTTCTTTGGTTGCTCTGCATTGTAGAAGCCTTTAAACGATACTTGTTTCGTATTCATGTGTGAGTTTGTTAAGATACCAATTTGCTTTTTTTAAGTCTTCGAGTTTATTCTTCTTCTCGAAGCGCCATATATACTTTAAAACATTGCCTTTGAGATAACCAAAGAACGCTTCACGAGTCATAGATGAACGAATAGCGTCTATTGCTTCTATCTCGCCTTTGTAGTGTGACGGATTTATTGCACTTTCATCCATAGTCTAGCAAATTTTTCGTATTCAAAGTCTATAATAAAAGTATGCCCACCGATTGTGAAGACTTGAGTGTGTTCGTGATAGTTTGAACACGCTACTACTTGATTCAAGTCGATGATACCTTCTTCAATGTATTCTATTATTTCAGCGTCTATGCCTAACTCTTGAAAAGAGTCTTCGTTCTTTTCTTCGTACACTATGTCGACTTTGATTTTCATAATGTCTTGTGAGTATATGCGTGAATTTTGCGACTTTCATTTTGCGCTCTATAAGGTTTCATGATTAACCAACGACCGCCTATAGGCTTAGGTGAGGCACCTCGTTCGATATGCCAACCTTTTGAGCCATCGCCGTACTCTTCTTTGTACGCTGAAGTACGAATCATTAAGATATCACGAAGTGCGACGGTGTTTTGCGCTGTTAAAAATTCAACGGTGTATGTCATCTCATAGTCTTCGTGAACATGACCCATCCAAATTGCGTCAGCGTTCTCAACATTGACGCTCATACGATTGTGTTGTATTGTACCTCGTGTTACTGCACCTCCGCCTCCGAATCCGTGCATATACTTAATCTTAAACGATGTAGTTGGGTCTGTTTTTGAGTTCGTAAAAGTATAACGAATCCAACCACCATATCCACCTACTTTGATATCTGATTTGCATTTGTAGTTAAGAAGAGTCACAAAGCGCTCGATGATATCTGTTTCTTGACGCTTTAAGATATTGGTCTCGTGGTTGCCATAACCTACAAATTTGATGAGATGAGCGTAAGGTGCAAACCATTCAACAGCCGTCTCGATAATAGCGTCAAAGTAGTTTGCTACATTGTGTTCAACTCTTATATCGCTTTTGCTTTTGCGTGGGTCATATGCACCCTGCATTAAACAAAACAAATCTCCGTTTATTAGTACATCATGTTCACCTTTGAGTGCTTCTTCGAGATGTTTCTTGAGTAAGTCTCTATCGCATTTTGGATTGTCCCAATGCAAATCAGAAATAAGTAGCACTTTTGTCTCTTCAAACTTCTTCTCAATCTTTATGACATTGTTTATTTTCATATGTAAAGTCCAAAAACTACTAGCAAGAGAGACAACGATACTATACGCCATGTCTTAACTCTTGATTTAAGCGCATTCTCACGCTCTCTAAGAGCATCAATTTGTTTTTGAGTAGAATGTATCACATTCGCTTGAATCGTTTGAATAGAGTCAAGTTTTGATATCTCTATCGAATCTAATAAAACTAGTTTTTTATAGTCAAGAACTTTGCGTCTTGCTTTTGCGCCTTCAACGAGATAATGATTCGCATTCGAGAGAGTCGATGTATCGATGCAAATTGATTGCGCTTTTAAGTCCACGCAAGTCACGAGAATAAGTGTCAATATATATCGTGTCATAACTATGAATAGACTTTTTTATATATTGTTTCTTGATACGAATCTTCTCAATCGTATCGTTTAAGTATTTTATCGTATCTATTCGTATCTCTTCACGCTTCAATGGCTCGTAAGTCATCAAACCATAAATTATACTAAACAGGCACAACGCAAGTATCGCTAGTGTAAGGTGATTGTATCGTGAATTGGAGTCCATATCCGGCTACTATATCAGTTTTTGCGTCATAAAAAGGCTCTGCTGTCGAAGAGACAACGAGATTCAAATTGTCTGTAAAGATTGCAAGTTCAATCATAGCAATCAAGTCAATCATGATTTGCGCTGTATCGCTCAAAACTTCTATCGTGTTTGATTCGCTTTCAAATACTCTGTCAAATACTAACATAGCAAAGCGATAAGTCACGAATGATTCTTGCGTAGAAAAATCAAAGCCATCGGGTACTAACCACACAAGAGGATAGAACTTAACTTCATCGACTGCTAGATTGTACTCAGCACCACAAGCAAACTTTCCAACCATTTTATGGCTTTCGGCTTGTGCTTGGATTTTTGCTATTATTTGGTTTAAAGTCATTCAAGAATTTTTGAAGTTTTGCTTCGTTGTTTTTTTGCCACTTATTTTTGCGTGTCGGGCAAATCAAGCCCCCAATTACATTCGTCATATGAAGATGGTAGATAGATGCCTCCTTGAAAAGATGTGTTCTTTGGTCTAATAGTATCAAATGTAGAGCCGGGATTCAAGAATAATGGATATGAATTTGTATTTGCTCTCAAATAATCTCTTAATCTGTTAGCGTAGTATTCTGCTTTGTCACGATAGCGACCTTCGATGAGAGTCATTTCTTCTACACTTATCGCCCTGGCGTTATCACTCTCTCTAGATGCTACGCTTTTATTCATCAATTTAAAAGTCATAGGTAGCATCGCTTCTGTCAAAGTATAATACTTCAAGCAAGGTGCAACATAAGTGTCTAGAAGCGTTGTATTGAGTTGTGTCAGTGTGTTTGCAAATGCTTGTGTCAATAGTTCGTTATACAAACCACTACCAATGATGTCACGAATATAAATCTCTTGAGACTCTTTGATAGATGTCTTTAAGAGTTTGTCATCGACATTCTCGTTGATAGGCGTGTTGTCTTTTAGGTATGTAGTCGATATGAAATAAATGAAGTTTGTCATTTCTTGATTCTCCTTACAATTTTAGATGCCCATATATGACGACACGAAGGTCTATGCACTGCAGGTGAAGAATCAGGTATTGTGTACCATCCACCACGACGCTTCCATACATCATATCCTAGAACACTAGACATCATATTGATATCTTCTTTTGAGTATACACGATTTGCATCTACTACTGACTTGCAAAACTCACGAGATGTGTCAATCAAAATGTCACCTTGCGTGTCAGGTCGTTTCTCATATTGATAACGAACTAGCAACTCAGTTTGTAGTGTCTTGATTTCGTTTGCGCCTTTGTCAGTGATTGCAAGACCGCCTTCGATTGGTTGAATAAAGCCGTTCTTTGTCAAGTTGTCTATCGCTTTAGACACTTTTGTCAAGTCAGCATTGACGATGTTTACAACTTCACCGATTGTGATGCCTTTATTTTCTTTTAAGATGTTTAGAACTGCGCTCTCAATAGCGTCTGCAAAGTTCATGTCAACACGCTCAAAGAGAGAAGCATCTTCACCATATTGTGCAAATACTTCTAAGTCACGCTTATCGTTCCATCCAAAAGGGTTTTCTTTACTTAGTGCAACAGGTGTTGTGTTTTCGAGAACATCTCCATTTGCGATAGGTGCTAAGCCTGCAAGTTGTCTCTTCTCATTGATTGTCATGTTGCTCAATACATTGTTCGCTACTAGAGGACTTAATGAGTTTATAGCATCGTTCAAGTTTGATTGAATTTTCACTTGAGAAAGTAAAGGTAAACCTAGTTCTTGTCTTGCTTCTTCGTTTGAGATAAGACCTCGTGTGAATAAATCAAGATAGTCAAGTCCAAGAGGTGGTTTGTTTATGCTCTCTAGAGTCACAGGAACAATGAAAGAAAACAAATAAGTCATTTGTTCATCCATCTTCTCTTGACGAGGCTCTACATATGCTTGTTGAAACATCTCATAGGCTTCGATTAACTCAGAGCGACCTCCAAGTTGACCTTCGACACGAACACCAAATAACATTGGTGAATTTACTTTGTGACCTACAAATATCTCTTCTTGAACCGTTTTGTTCAAAATGTCAAATTGCTTGTCAAAGTCGCTAGGTTGTAAGTTTGATATGATTGACTCACGCTCTTGTGGGTCGTTGTATTGAATAATCAAGCCACCTGCGTTATCAGTACCTTGATAGTTCTCTTTAAATCTACGAGCAGTTTGACGAGCCTCTTCAGGCGTTGGAATTCCTTTGAATAATTGGATATGCGTTTGAGCAGAGAATCCGTTCTTGATTGAGTTTAAATGCCAATTTGCAATCTCAGTATCAATCTCTATGTACTTCATCGCACCTACATAGTCAGGAAGAGGATATACGCCTTCTCCAGGTCTGTACATCTTGTAGTAGAATAACTGCTTTGACTCTCTAGTAGTAGCATTGAATGGTACATACTCACAAATCTCTTCTCTACGATTTGCCCAATCTTCACTATAATAGTAGTTGCTTTCTAGACCGCAACGAACATTCTTAAAAGGTATGTGATACAACTCAGCGATAGCAGTCTTTGACTTATTCCAAATTACTTCTACTGCAAAGCCATTGAACAACTCTAAGTCGTAAGCGATTTTCTGCTTGACTTCGTCGTATGACTCATAAGTATTAATAGATGCGAGTTTCGCTTCTGCTTTTGCTTTGTCTTCTGTTGTAGATGCGATGACAATAGTTCCAATACCTGCAACAAATGACGCTTTTGCACTGACGATTGCGTTATGTTTAGGTGATTTAGAAAACAAATCAATCAACAACTCAGGATACAAGTTGTCAGTACCAAAATTGTATATATCTTTCGACTTGTTCTCTGTGAACTTAGGTAGAGTGTTGTCGTGAAAATTGAGTCTTTGGAATATCATTACTTGTAAATAGCGTTTATTCTTTTTTGTCTTTAACAAATAACATCAAAAATCCACCACCTAAGAAAAGAGACACATCGCTCAAAGTAGTCTTCTCAAGAAATACGAGTACAAAACAAGCGACTAGAATAGATATTCCTAGCGTTGTAGTTTTCCAATTCTTGAAGATTCTATCTATCATCCTTGTCCTTTATACGGCTTTGAACTCTCATGCTTGTTCTTATGCTTTGTATGTCTACGAAGTTTGTTTTTGCTTGTACGCTTAAACTTACTTTCGTTGTTAGTCTTGGCCATCGATTGCGTCTATTTTCTTCGCATAGTAACGAATCGCAAACAAACCCGAAACAATACCAACAATAGCCAAGACAAGTGCAAACACGGGTTGCCAAGTATTCGCAAAGTGCAGAACTGCCGAACTGCCTGAGATAGCCGTTGCAATGGCTGCCGTTGTATCATTGTCAAAGTGTTTCATTATTTAGGTGGGAATGGTGGTGGAACTGGTGGAACATACTCGGATTCGGGAAGGTCAAGGATCCAAGCCCACTGCGTGTTCACAAGGGCAATCTTGTCCTCCTGTGAGAGAAATAAGTACCAAACACCATTGATGTCCGCTACGCAATTAAAAAATTGGTATTGGGTGTAATACTGCCCTTGCACTTGGGCGTATTCTGATTCGGTTAAGATATATCCTATTGACATAATTTTTTATTTTAAGGAGCGATGGCTCTAGAAAGTGTTGTGTTGAAAGTTTGAACTGCGGTGTAAAAGTTAACTGTCTGTGTATCAGTTAAAGCACTTCCAAAATATACAAATGCTAATTGCCTACTAGAGAAACGAGCACCCCCAATGTTTCCAATATAAGATGCCCCAAATGCAACATTAGGATTTAGTTGAACTGGAAAATCATTGTTTGAAAAAGCAGTATTGATAATTTTGGTATTATTCTTATATAAATTTTTACCTACTGATGATGAATTGTTTGAAGCGTAAAACCCTAGCGAATCAACATTTGCAACAACTGTGCGAACAGTTTCATTTGGTGAATCTAAATAAAATTTATTATTCAATCTTGTGTATGTAGATAACGCATTAACTGAACTTCCTATACTATAAAAATTACCAATATCCCCAAATACGCCATCATTATTGGTCCTTGAATAATATCCAAATGAATAATCCTTACCAAATATAGTAGTTTGCAAAACAACATTTGTATCACAATATGCACTCGTTCCATTCGGAGTTACCCCCGTACTCGCAAAAGTCCAACCGCTTGTGAAAGTACCCGTAAAACTTGAACTTTTTAAGTTCTGAGCACACGCCGCAGCACTTGCCCCGACCATTGGATAAACGGCTTTCATCGATGTCCAAATACCCGCACTCTTCATATCCAACACAAGTTGATTGGTTGCGTTCTTTTCGGTGGTTGTAAGTGAACCACCCGCAGTTGTCACCCTATCAAAGAATGCTTGTGCGTCGGCATCAAAAGACGCACCGCCACCACTCGCAGAAAACGACCCAACCGAAACGCCTACTCGAATCATATGTTGTACATTACAACTGAACCCGAAGTCAGAGTAATTGAAGAAATCTGATTGTCCTCGCTTACTGCAATATAGATTCCTTGCTTTAATGTCACGCCACTCAATCCCAAAGACGATAGAAGTGATGCACCTGACTTGTCAAGTATTGCACTTACTACGGCATCAGCATTGACGATAAATCCACGAAATGCACCCGTGTTTGCACTTGTGTTTGATACGACTTTACATCCAGTAAAACCCGCCATAAATTCATTTGAACTACTCATATTGTGTGTATTTTTTCAGTTAAGTTTGGAGTGTATTGAGTCGTACTTGTACTAGTTTCTACTTTGAGTATACCTATTTCACATAGTGTGCCACCGCTTGTAGAGACGCTGTATGCGTGTTCGCCTT